GTCAGATTTTCAATGGAGTGTATTCCAAGAACTTTCCAGCTTCATTGAAGGAGAGTGTAGCAAGACGACCCAAAAAGATTCTTCAATTGTTGATGGCCTCTTCCTCAGGCGCAGAAGGTATTACGTTGAACAACGTGAGACACGTTCACATCATGGAACCACATTGGACTCCTTCACGACATGATCAAGTCATTGGACGTGCGATTCGTATTTGTTCTCATGCGACCTTACCCTTAGAAGACCGAACTGTCAAGGTGAATTTTTACATCTCAGTGTTTTCAGAGGATCAAAAGAAGACGCAAGATGGTCCAAATATCACACCCATTCGGCGTAATGATATGGTGATGAAACGGTATGAAGGAGAACCTGTAGAAACCTTCATGTCCACAGATGAATACCTTTACGAAACTGCTTTCGAAAAGGAACGCATCGGTCAGCGGATTGCATTGTTGTTAAAAGAGTCTGCAATTGATTGTGAAATTCATCGTAAACTCCACGCGAAGGAAAAACCAGTTGTTTCGTGTATGCGTTTTGATTCATCTACGACTGGAGAAGATCTAGCATTCCGTCCAAATATCAAGAACGAAGAGTTGGATGCAACAGTGCTTCGTAATACATCTAAGAAACATCGTCGTCTACAAAAGATTCTAGTAAAGGGAATCTCATTGTTACTGGATCCCGAATCAAAAGAGTTGTTTGATGGACCTGCATGGGATGATAATCAGCGTTTATTGCGAATGGGTGAATTGGTTTCACCTACTTCGATTCGCTTTCTGATTTAACATCCTCTAACCATGAAGCACATACTTCATCCCATGTTTTGAATGGAAAATTTAGAGCAGCTGTTTTCATCTCAGGGAGGCATGCAATTGCAGAAGTCATTGCATCCGCAACTTGTTTGTAGTCAAACGATGGAGCCCAAAGTCCAAGAGGCATGGCTCCTGAAAAATAAGTACGATCTACAGGTGGAATAAACGTACAGACTTTCTCATCCATGAACGAACGATAGGTTCCAATGTCCGTTACAATTTGAGGAGCACCTGTATACAAGTGCTCAATCTGACAGAGACCAAAACCCTCTCCATCGGACAAATTGATTCCAAGATCCGCTGAATTATAAATCTCATTAATTGCAGAATCTGGAAGCGCAGTCTTTGACGTATCCACTAACATTAAGCGCTTTATAAAGTCTTCTTTGTTCAATCCTTGACGTGCCAATTCTGTTTGATAAATACGTCCTGCATCGTAATACGAACCATGTTGAGGATTTAATCCTGTAACAATCATCATATGATAAGGTTTCGTTGGATTTCTACGAAGGAGTTCAACAAATCCCATGATGGCAAGATCATGTCTTTTACGTTGAGTGTTGCGATTTGCATTCACAATTAACACTGAATCTGAATTTAGTCCCATGGAGTTTCGAATAACAGATCGTGCAGAGAAATCCATCTTTGTAAATAGACTTTTGTCCACTGCATTCTCTAGAACACGAATGTCTGGAAATGAACCATATTTGGCATACACGTCTGCCCAATATTGTGTAAAGCAATAGATTCGGTCAGCATTCTTGTTCATGGTTTCAATCAAGGGAGGAGCAATGCCTTCATAGACTTGGTCAACATACAACCACAATTTGTACGAAGACTCACCCTTCTTGAACTTCATTGCCTCAATGAATCGGTGAATAATGAGTGGATCATTGTAAATCATCACTACATCTGGATTGACCATCTCCAAATACTCATGAATTTTGTTGAATCCAAATCCTTCTTCCTTTGGATCTTCGTTTGCTGCTGCGTCGTATGATATGACTCCAGATGGAACTTTGCGTAGATTGCTAGCGGATGGATGACGTTGAAATCCAAAATGATAGGTCTTTACCTTGGGAGCAAGTGTTGAAAGTTGCTTGAGAAGATTGAACACAACCTTTGAGTATCCAGTGGTCTGATCCACATGTGTGCTTACGAGTACGAATCTCATTACATACTAGACTCTTTTCCTATCTAAATTACAAATGCAAGTTAATTCTGCACAAGATTACTTGACGAACCAGAAACGACGTATCATTGCTAAATCTCTTTTGTCTTCGCCTCCTCCTCAGAAGCAAAGAAGTAATGGTCAATACATTGGAGTCCTTGCAAATAAGTCCGAACGATACATACGATTTGTAGGTGGAGTTGGTATCAATACATCAGGACCTGCTACACTTGGAAGAACGTATTCTTCAATTTGTTGCGTACCTGCCAATTCTGCATCCACGAGATATCTGGTCTAAACCATTCTAAGTAGATACTAATAATGCCAGGTGGTCTTCTCCAACTTGTTGCGATAGGAGCACAGAACGAACTTGTCAATGGAAGTCCATCCATGACCCATTTCAGAGCAGTATATCGTCGTCATACTAACTTTGCAATGGAGTCTATCCGAATGACCTTTGGTAGTTCAAATTTAGAGTTTTCTCAAACCTCTACCCGAACCATTTCGTGTCGTATTGATCGGTATGCGCAGATGCTTCATGATACCTATCTTGTATTGACACTTCCCGATATTTGGTCACCTCTTTCTTATCTTGGATTGAATATCAATCCTCCTACAGGATATGACCAACGATCTACAGCAATTGGGTATGAATTTAAGTGGATTGAAAATATTGGATACAATTTGATTGATTCAGTTGAAATCACTGCAAATGGACAGAGTCTTCAACGACTCAGTGGTGAATGGTTGAAGTTCTACTCGTATTTGACACATGATGCGAATAAGCGAGCGATTGTAGATCAGATGATTGGAAACGTTCCTGAATTGAATGATCCAGGAAATGCATATGGACGACTAGGTCAATACCCACATGCTGTTGCTCCCTTGAACCAACCTGGTGGAATTCCAAATACCAAGATTCCTGAACCATCCATTCGTTCACGTCAATTGATCATTCCATTACATTTCTGGTTTGCTGAGAATCCAGGTATGGCACTTCCGTTAGTCTCTATGCAAAATTCAGAAGTCTTTATCAATGTAACCTACAGACCGTTGAATCATTTATTTACGATTGTTGATGTGAATCCTTCAAGTTCTACCTATGGACAACGCATTCGATCTAACGATGGTCTTGGAAGATTCTTGTCACCTCCTCTTGCGGATGGAACCATTAGTAATCCTAGTTTGTCTACCTTTTTCCCAGATCCGTATTTAGAAGGCAACTTTATCTACTTGACTGAAATGGAGATGGCACAACTTGCAACTGCAGATCAGACCTTCCTTGTCAAAACCATTAAGTTCGTCAACAATCCAGGACAATATGGAGGTAATTCAGACATTGAAATTCCATTCTTCAATTTAGTCACTCGCATTGTGTTTTCAACTCAGCGTTCCGATAAGATTTTGACAAATGATTGGGACAATTACACCAACTGGGACAATCCTAATGTTGCTCCATTTACATCCACAGGTACTGCAAATGATGTTTTTTCATCCATTACCCAATCTACTGAAACACAGACCTTTATGTACTCAAGTGGACAACAACAAATTACATCTGTCTATCCTCGTGATCCAATTGTCAACGGTCAAATTTTGTTGGACGGTAAAGAACGCTTTTCAGTGAAACCCACTTCTTACTTTTCATTGCTTCAAATGTACAAGCACACAACTGGTGATAGTCCAGTCATACCAGGTGTCTACATGTATTCATTTGCTCTCAATAACGATTTGTATCAACCCAGTGGTGCGATCAATGGAAGTATGTTCAATAAAGTCATATTACGACTTGGATTACAACAACCTCTTCCAACTACACAAGGTGTTGCTTCTCAAGACACGGTGTGCGTTTTGAAATCTTCAGTCTTCAGTCCAAATCCAGTGATCATTACTGCAGCACAACTTGCATTAAGGAATCCAGATGGAACCTTGTTGTATCCACCGGATTCAATCGTATCCGTCGTTCGAAATACAAATGGAGACAATGTCATCTTTGCATACACTTATAATTTAGGTGTCTACGTAGAATCCATCAATTTCTTACGAATCGTTAGTGGTCTTGCGAATTTCGTGTTTGCTAACTAACAATGGGCATTACAATTAAACGTGCTACGTGGGGTGATGAGAAAGCAACCACGGATATTACTGCTTCAATGGTAGAGAAAGCAAAACCAGGATATCTTGATGTTGTGGCAGATAACAAACTAGTTCCAGCAGTAG